GGCGCATCCTCTTGCGCCATCTCCGTCGGTCACGACTAGTCGACTCGTGGTCATGACCAGGGCAGCACGGATAGTGTCCGGCAAGCACACCCCGTGTCCGGGGTGACATGAGCATTCCGCCCCTACGGGCGCGGCTACGCCTCATGCGAGAAATTCCTTATAGGCGAAACTCATAATCTCTTCCTCCACCCCGGGCCGGTTAGCGGCCTCAATGCCCTTTTCTGCTTTTGCTATACCTTCGCGGGCAAGGTCGTCTACAAATTTCGTTTTGCCCATCGTGCCGAGTAGCCAACTCTTGTGCGCCTCCCTGTCGGCCATGTAGCGTTCCTTAATCTCTTTTGCGTTAACGACTTTCTCTATGGCTTTCTTGTGCGCTTCAAGGCTATCGAATCCTATATCCTCTCCGGCCTGGATCCTTGCCATTGCTTCGGCGCACTCCGCCATAACCTGATAAAGGACAGCCTGTCTAGGGGGAAGGTAATTCTTCAGTCCGGGAAGTGGTTGCACTAGAATAGCGACTCCTCCTGTTGAGGCATGATCAGGCTGTATTCCCAATCGGTCGTATTGGCCTTATGCCGCTTAACGATCGGGTAGCCCAATTCTCTGAGTTCCCGCACCCTACGGGTGCCGTTATTCGCCCCACCCTGGGGGGAACAAAGTTCAGTGGTCGAAACCCATTGCTTGGTACGCAGTAGGGCCAAAACTCTAAGCTGGGTCTTATTCATCCCTTACGGAGTACCTCCATAATGATCCATGCCGTTGCCCCGATTCCAAACCAGAAAAGGGCATCCGCGATAAGGTCGCTAGTAGACATCGCTCACTCCTTGACGTTGAGACCGATAAGGAGGCCAATAAGGGCCCCCACTGCATATATGGAGATGATCTGATACCACGTGTAATGAGCCATTACCACAACCCTTCCGGAGCCATGTTCTCGTGTTCGGCTGCACGTCCTCTATCTACGGCCATAATGGCGCCTCTAAAGCGGCTCCCAATCTTGACCAGGACCACGTTAGAGGCGTCACCGAAATGCATATCCATATGTGTTAGCTCTTTGCCCGGAGTTTTGATCTTTGCGAATCTCGAAAGTAGCGAAGGATCAAACATTGCCACGTTGGGCAAGTACGGGTCCCGCTCCTCCAGGGCCTCCAAGAGGTCCTCAGACGCCCCCCAAAGGGCGTCCGGGGTTACCACACCTGCGGCGGTTGGTGTAGCGGGGAAAGTGCCCGTGTGGTCACGTCCAGAGGCGGGATCTCCCGCAAGCTGCGGAGAGAAATGGAGAGCATCACCGGGATGATAGGTGAATAGCCCTCTACCTTTGCCGTCCGAACCGTTCGGCGCGCGTGATTTGGGTAGGAGGTCTTTGCGTGCCGTGCTCTCGATCTCTTTTGCTGCATTCTGATCTATCCAAACCTCAACGGGCCTCTTAGGGCCCGATTCCATTACTGCCCAATCTTGCCCGATTGTGTAACAGTCGGTTGCAAGGAAAGTGACCCGGTTAGCCTCAAAAGTGCATCGCACAAGCGGGGGGTTAGTACGTGCCGGAAGGAAAGCCAAGGCGTTAAATAGGGCCCTAGCTATTTCCTCGCTATCGCCGGTAGCTGTAAAACCCGTCACTCAGAATGCCACCGCGCGTTTTCCTCGCGAATGTCCTCGGCGCACTCGCGCAAAAGTCGCTGCGCATCCTCGGCCGTAGTGTCGTCGTCGTCATTCCACGTATGGACAAAGGACCAGCCGTTCCGGCCCTCCCAATCCTTGAAAAACTCCCCCAGGTATTCGCCGTAATTCATGAGGTCAAGGGAAAAGTGTTCCGGGTGCGGATTAGGGTCAAAAGACTTATGGACAAACTTGACTCCCAGGGTTACCCCCAGCGCTCCCAGCGTGCATACACACCCCTTAGGGTCGACATACATTCCCTTAGCATGACCCTTTTCCTTAATAAGGTCGGCAGCCTTTTCGAAAACTTCCGGGTTAAGCATTGCAGTACCCATTATCAGAACCTCCGGTAATCGTTCTTCGTAAGCTTACGGGCATTCCTTCCCTTAAGGGAATTAGCCCATTCGTAACCCTGCTTAGACTCTTCCATAGAGAACCAAACAGCGGCCCTAAATACGGCCTTACTGACGTCCTCTACCGATTCCGCCTCATGGGCGATTCTCACGATAGCCCTAAGGGCTACACGGTATTCCTGCATTCCCCGATAAGGCTTAAGGACAGTCTTAGCCTTACGTACTTCTACTTCCCGCATAAAGTCAAGATCGGCCATGATTCCCGCCCCTTAGTTCTTCCCGCTGGGTTTCTCGCCGCCCCTTGGCGATGTCTTAACTATGCACACCCCTGGGGTGTGTGCGCAAGCCTGTTTCGTGTGACCTGGGTCATGCACACCCCTAGGGTGTGTCCATCGGAGGGCATGAGAAAGGCCCCGGCCGAAACCGGGGCCCTCTGTCTAGCCTTACTTCCTGTACTGCGCCCCTAGGCGGTCCTCCAGGGACGACATACCCAGGGCCACCCTGCAACGGGGACACGAGGGGTCCCCCAGGCCCGCAGGGAAGGAAACACTCACCCCACACAAGGTGGTGCGCTCACGCGCTGCATGAGTCTCTGCCAGGCCCTCTACCTCAGCAAGGAACCAATCCTTATCTGTCATGGGCTGCACCCTACCGGGCCCCTCACGGGCCCTCTGTGGGCCCTCTACGGGGCCTTGCTGGTACGGTCCACAACCTAGCACACACCCCTAGCGTGTGCGCCATGAACACCCCCACAGGGTGTGCGTGACGTAGATCACGCATCGTTGGGTGTTAAGGATTCCGCTCAAGACAGTACTATATATAATGAGAGAGTCTTTAGGACTCTCTCTAAACTACTTAATAGGGCCCCTTATGGGGCCCTTACTTATAGGCCCTCCTAAGAGGGCCTTACTTATGGGGGCCTCCCATAGGCCCCCTATACAGGGCCCCCCATGAAAGGGGGCCCTTAGTTATGCCCAACAATATGTGCAAGAAGTGTCACCGACTCATCCCCCTTAGCGCTACCACATGTAGCGCATGCAGACAAAGCGCGCCCACAAAGGCGCGTGTGTATAAGAACAAAGACAGGAAGGCTAGAGGTTATGATAACCAATGGCTAAGGAATGTAAAGGCTGCCATTATGAGGCAGCCCTATTGTTCCTTCTGTATGACAAAGGGAGATAAGGGTAACCCACTAACAGGGGATCATAAGATCCCCATTAGTAAAGGGGGCAATAACACTATGGGCAATATCCGTATTCTATGCCGTCGCTGCAATAGCAGCAGAGGGAATAGGGATTAGCCATTATTCACCCCACGACTTAGCCACCCCCTCGGGTGGGTGGTTATGCATCACGCATGATTATGCACTGCATATACATGCATCCTTACGCTGTCCCCCATGTCCGATTAGGGGGATAAGGGGGGTAAAAACTTGTATGTCCTTACAGGAACCCCCCCCGTTCCTCCCCCCCGTGAATCACTGCGAAAAAAGACCAAAACATCACAAGGACCCCTTAAGGGTCCAAAACGGACATTAGAGGCGCATAAATATTATGCGTTTATGCATGCATGAATATGTATGCTAATCCCCTGAACGTCGTTTGAATGAATTAGTGGAAGGTAGGTGAAAGGAAATGGGCGGTGCAAATAGCGGTCGGTTCCCTAAGCCTGCCGCACTAAAGGAAATGACCGGTAATCCCGGTCAAAGGGAAATCAATAATGAGCCTAAGCCTCCTATTGGATATCCCGACGCTCCCGAATGGCTTGACGATATCGCCCTAGGCGAATGGAATAGGCTAAACCCTATTCTCGATAAAATGGGTGTAATCACTATGGCGGACCGTAACGCGGTGGCCGCCTATTGCCAGTCTTACTCAATGTACGTTAAGGCGGTGGAGGACGTTAACCGTAACGGCTTTACCGTTGAGGGACACCGTGGGGTGTCGTCCAAGAATCCTGCCGTTCAGGTCCAGCGTGATTCGCTGGATCAGATGAACCGTTGGGGTGCCAAGCTTGGCTTGTCCCCCGTGGACCGTGTGCGCCTGTCTGTCGCCCCGGAGGGCGACGGGGACGGCCCCGGGGCCGAGGTTCTCTCACTGCTTACAGGAGGGGCCTAGGCCCCTCCTCGCTAGCTGAACCTCGTATCGTTCAGGGGGGTTGTGAACTCTGCCCAGGGGGATTGATCTCCCCCGATTCGCCGTCCCGGCCTCCCCCACGTTTCCGGGGGTGTTGGTTCGTCCCACAGGAGGGGGCGAAAGTCCCAAATCTTGTAGCACCTTTCTAGCCAATGCTCCGCGCCTCGTATGTGCCCCCACGTTAAGGTGGTCTGCCCGTCAAGGGTGCAGAAAGCGTGCAGCCTGTTGTCATAGATTCCCGCCGTTCCGGCGGTAATCATTTGCGCCTTATAGCGCGGTTGGATTTTCACTGGGAATGCCCCTTTCTGTTTGGCAATGCTTGCACGGTCCGCAATTTACCTTGCCTTCCTTTAGAGAGTAGCCCTGCGGCCTCTAGTTTCTCCAGGGCCTTAGTCACTGTTGGCCGCGAGGAATCAAACCTTTCGCTTAGTGCGGAAGTGCTCGGGAATGTTTCCCCCACTTTCAGGCCGTCATCCGTGATGACGTCCGCGATACGATCCGCCAATGGCCTACTGTCTACCGACTGTCCAGCCCGAATTACTCTCCAGCGTCGCCCTGGTACAGGCTCCGCAATGCCGTCCCTTTGGAGGGCAGCGAAAGCCCGGAGTACTACGCCACGCGATACGCGGTGCGCGCGCATAAGGTCTGCGATCGGGGGGAGTTCCGCCATTTTGCGGTTGGCGCGGATTCGACCTTTCAGTGCGTCCGCGATTTCCTGAAAGGTCCCCCGTGGACTCACGGTCACGTTTCCGCCCAAATCTTTTGGCAGGCTTCCAGCCATTCCCGTGCGCCTTTAGCGTTGCGGAAAGAAAGCTGTTTGAGGTAACCGCATTGGTCGGGCAGGGCGCACCATTCACCGCCCATCGCCTCATCCGCGATCATGTATCGCTCCGCGAGCGAATTCCAGCCGATCCGGTACCGGGCCGAGGAGTCGGCCCGTACCGCGTCTAGTACCTGACTCATGCACCAACCGTAGCGGCCCCGGCTCACGTTGGGGAGAGGCGAACGAAAATCCCCCCGATCGTGGTGGCCCAGTCGCCCCCACGGGCGACACATGCGGCCCCCTCGGTCGTGAGCCGTTGGCGGAGGCCCATAACGGGCCCTAGGACGCTCACAAGGGTGTCCGGGGGGAGATCCTCGTACAGGGCCCTGATAGCCCCTGTAAGGGCCGTTGCAGCCTCATCGGGAGTGCTTACAGTGGCATGGCCACCGCCCTTGCCCTCTACCGTCCAACTGATTCTCATGCGCCCAACGTACATGCCCTAATAGCCCAACTGGAAGAGGCCTACGGCTTAGACCCGTAGTAGGTGAGGGTTCGAATCCCTTTTAGGGTACGCAATGGCACGTAGCTTAAATGGCAAAGCGCCGGATTGTTAATCCGCAGAGTGTAGGTTCGATTCCTACCGTGCCAGCAAATAAAGAAAGGGCCCCTTTCGGGGCCCTCTGTCTTTAGTATCCGTATTTCTCGGCGCAGATAGGGCCAATGCCTCGCTCTTGGCTTTCCTTGCGGTTAAGGTCCCTAGCGCAGCAAAGGCACCAAAGCTGGTCCAGGCCGTGAGCGGCGACCGTATCGACGTCGAGCCGGTGTTCCGGCCGAAGCTTATAGATGATGCCCTTAGCGTAAGAGTACTTACGCGTTTCCATGTCGAGCCGGTGAGCTGCAAACCGGCCGGTGCGCGGGTTGTCGGTCACCTTGTAAATCTCGCCGTTAAGGCGGTACATGCCGCGCCCCTGAATCTCCGGGGCCGTAGCGGTAAAGGTGCGTGCCTCCGCCTTAGGCGCCGGAACCTCTACGGGGGCCGGTGCGTAACCGTCCCTAACCGGGAACGTCTGGAGACGCGCTATCAGTCGCGCCGCCATCTTACCCCCGCAAGGAAAGCCCCAAAGGCCACACTTTGCGTAAAACGCGGTTTCGATCACGTTGAAGCTACCGGGAAGCATGCGCTCCTCCATAAGGTGGAGGATCTTTGCGCCGTCCGTGGTGATCATGTCCTAATCCCTTTCCGCTTTGGCGGGGGCCCTACTCCCTGCCGTTGGAACTATTAAAGCACACCCTAGGGGTGTGTGCAACGCGCTCCGCGCGTTGGTTTGAGCTAACCCGCTAACGAACGGAGGAACCTTGACACTGCCCGCTGGTCTAAACCTGGTAACCATCACTGGCCACTTTTACGGCCCCGACGGATCACCCCTTAGGGGAAGCATTTCGTTTAGCCCGGCCCCCGCAGTCCTAACCTCCGGCCTTTATGGGTCCATCATTACGGGTGGCGCTTCCGTCACCCTGGACGACACCGGCTCGTTTAGCGAGACCCTTCTAGCGACTAATGACCCTAACGTTTCCCCGGTCGACTGGACTTATACGGTAACTGAGAGCATTAACGGTTCTACCCGCTCGTATTCTCTCGCCCTCCCTAAGGAGGCGCCTAACGTCATCCTGTCGCAGATTGCCCCCGCTTCCGCTAGCGGCGGAAACTATGTGGTTATCACGGGCCCCCAGGGCCCACAGGGTGTTAAGGGTGACCCCGGTTACTCCGTTTACAGCGGAACGGCCGACCCTACCTCCGGACTGGGCCTTAACGGTGACGTTTACATCCAATACACGTCGTTGACGTTTCTGTCTGTCGCGTCGACCACGGTAACGCTATGGGCTAAGGCTTCCGGCACGTGGACGGCTAATCCGAACCTTATTCGTGGTGCAGCTTGGTATGTGAATAACGCGGGTACTGCGTCCGCTGGCACCCAGGTTGGCGACATGCTCTTTAGGACTGATACCGGCGACATTTATCAGCGCAACTCTGGCGGTTGGGGTACTCCGGTTGGAAACCTTAATCCGAGTAATCCGCAGCCTAGCGACCACGGCCTAACGGCATGGACCTTTGACCCTGCGGCGGCGAATACGTCCGCTGTAAGCCTTTCTACGGGCGCTCTTGCGCTCGCTAGGGTCTATATCCGGTCCACCAAGACGATTACTAACCTTTGGTACGGGGTGGCTACGGCCGGTTCCGGTCTAACCGCTAGCCAGAACCTATTGGGTATCTACGACTCGACGGGGACCCTACTGCGGTCCACGGTTGATCAGTCGACTCCTATGACTAGCACGGGCGTAAAACAGGCCGCGTTGACGTCGTCGGTTTCTCTCGCCCCTGGGTCTTACTGGGTTGCTTTCCTAGTTAACGGGACGACACCACCTCAGGTGGTGCGAGGCACAAACATCCTTACCGGTATTGGCAACGTGAACTTGTCTGCCGCTAACTTCCGGTTTGGCGCCTATGGCGCGAGCCTTACGGCTCTACCGGCGACTATCACCCCTGCGAGCATTACAAATGTTCAGAATGGAACCGTGTGGGCCGCTATTAACTAAAGATTGGAGGATCGTTGAGTTTCCCTATTGCGCCTCAAGCGCCGGATAACCCGGATCCTCTTTGGTGGAGGTACGACCCTGTTAGGGCCGAACGCTCTGTAGCGTTCGTGGAAAAGCTACTCGTCCACACTAAGGGCCGCACTGCGCGGCACCCGTTCATTCTGTCTGATTGGCAAAAGGACGGAATCTTTAGGCCCCTATTCGGAACCGTTCGTTATGACGATCAGTTCAAGGAATGGACGCGCCAGTACCGCATGGGGTGGATTGAGCTAGGGCGCAAGAATGGCAAGTCTGAAATTGCCTCCGCTATCGCCCTACTCGGTTTGGTTGGCGATGATGAGGAATCGGCCGAGGTTTATTCGGTCGCGGCAGACCGCGATCAGGCAGCCCTAGTCTTCAATACCGCTAAACGAATGGTGGAACTGTCCCCCATCCTGTCTAAGCGGCTCGTAATCGTGGACAGCCGTAAACGCATCATTGACCCTAAGACTAACTCGGTTTATTCCGTGCTTCCGGGCGATGCTGCGGGCGCCCTGGGTGTTAACGCCTCTATGGTCCTCATGGATGAGGTCCTAACACAGAGGGACCGGCACCTATTTGACGCTATGAGGCAGTCATTTGGTACCCGTCGACAGCCGCTCATGTTGTGCATTACGACTGCCGCTTATACGTCTGCGCGTTTCGCGCTGGAAGAACACGAGTTTTCCGAACGCGTGGAAAAGGACAACAACCTTGACCCGTCGCGTTTCGTGTATCTCCGCAACCTGCCTAAGGATGCGGATTGGTCCGTTGAAGGATCCCCCGGGGATCCCGCTAAGGGCATTAAGCCTACGGGATGGTATTGGGCTAACCCCGCCCTGGGGGACTTCCTGAATATCAACACGCTGAGAGATGAATTCCGGGACGCTAAGGAAAAGCCAAGCGCCGAGAACGCCTTTCGCGTGTTCCGCCTTAACCAGTGGGTTGCGCAGGCAACGCGTTGGATTGGTATGGATGCCTGGAAGGCTACGGCCGGTGATCCGGTTAGCCGTGAAAAGCTTAAGGGCCGTCCCTGTTATGCCGGGCTGGACCTAGCCTCTACAGCCGACTTTACAGCGTGGGTTTTGCTCTTTCCGGGCTCTATGGATGACCCTACGGCCCCGGGATTTACTGTCCTCCCCCGTTTCTTTGTTCCGCGCGCAAGTATTGAGCGGCGGCAGGAAATGCGGGATGAGTTTGACGCATGGGAGCGTCAAGGCTATCTAACGGTAACCGACGGAGAAACCGTCGATTACGACCGTATCTATGCGGACATCACAAAGGACGCCGAGGATTTCAATATCCAACATTTGGGTTACGACCCGTGGAACTCTCTACAGATTGTGCAGCGCCTAGAAGATGGCGGGCTATCTGTCGTGAAGGTTCCCCAGTCTGCGACACGGCTTAATGAGCCGTGCAAGATGCTGGAATCGCAGATAGCGGAAAAGACTCTAAGGCACGGCAATAATCCTGTGTTGTCTTGGATGGCTAACAACGTTGAGCTTGAGTTTAAGGCGGATGGCCTTATGAAACCCAAGCGCGCTAAGGACTCCGAAAAAATCGACGGTATCGCGGCGACGCTTAACGCTCTTGCGGTTTCCCTGGTTCCTGCCGAACCGGTGCCTGACGTTGAATTCATTAGCTTTAACGGTGACGCCCCTACATACGACGTGGCTAACGGCCCGGACGGGCTGGACGACTTTCTCGCACAGTGGCGGGGGATTGGAGAGGATGAGGAATGGTAAAGCTACGACTCCCCGCCATTCGGCCCTATGTGGCCCTACAGGGTGCGGGGGGTTTTCTATTGTCTGTCGCCGGATT